TTGTTGTATCATTTCAAAAACAGAGGGTATAGAGGTTATTCAATGAATAGGCCAGATAAATCTTACACAAAGCTATCTAAATCAGAAAAGGAGCTTGGGGGAATACCAAACTCTAGCGAAGACGTAAAGCAGGCGCATGCAGCTGCAATAGAATCTTACATAGAAAAATATGTTGGGTTGGATTTTTTAGGAAATTTTAGAGATGCTGATAGTATGGGAACTATGTATTTTAGTAGAACTTTAGAAGATTGGGCAAGGTTCAATATTAATAATAGAACTAAGTTTGATGCATCTATTAGCTCAGGTTTAGCCGTTATGGCTATACAGAGACACCTGTATCAACCCGTTAAAAATAAATCAAAAATAAAACTTAACTTTGCAAGATATGACAATAGGGGAGGTTTTAGCCAAATTATAAGATAAATGGAGGACGTAAAAATAGCAATTAACGCTCAGGGTTTTCCAAGTCAATTTGTGTCTGATAGGGTAAAAGACAGTTTTGAGTTTGGATTACAAATAGGTCAAGCCATACAATATGAATGGTTTAGAAAAGATGGGGGGCAAAGCCGATTCTATAATCAATGGGCTGACTTCCATAGGCTGCGCCTATATGCTCGAGGAGAGCAATCAGTTCAAAAGTATAAAAACGAATTAGCAATAGATGGTGATCTTAGCTATCTTAATTTAGATTGGACACCCGTTCCAATTATTCCTAAGTTTGTAGATATTGTAGTAAATGGAATGGCCGACAGAATATTTAAGGTCAAGGCTTATGCTCAGGACGGAATGTCTTTAGATAAGCGAAGCAAATATCAAGAAGAGCTTGAAAAGGATATGTTGGCAAAACCTATAATGAAACAGGTTCAAAAGCAGATGGGTGTTAACACATTCAGAATGAGTGAAGATGAAGTTCCTGAAAGTGATGAGGAGCTAGCTTTGCACATGCAGATTAAATACAAGCCTGCCATAGAGATTGCAGAAGAAGAAGCAATAAATACTGTACTTGCAGAAAATAGATATCATGATTTACAAAAACAATTGTATTATGATCAAATGGTTTTGGGGCTTTCTATTTGCAAGCACTCCTTCAAGCCAGGTTCGGGGATAGGTATAGAATATGTTGATCCTGCAAATGTCGTGTATAGTTATACAGAAGACCCTCATTTTAAAGATTGTTTTTATTGGGGCGAAATAAAGACACTACCTATTATTGAGCTTAAGAAAATAGATCCAAGTCTAACTAGAGCTGATATGAATGAAATATCCAAATACAGTCAAAGTTGGTACGACTATAACAATACATCTCAATATTATAATAATAGTTTATTTAGCAAAGATAGCGCTACTGTGTTGTTCTTTAATTATAAGACCACGCACACATTTACATACAAGAAAAAAACAAATGCGGTTGGAGCAGAAAAAGTTATTGAAAAAGAAGATACTTTTAATCCAACGGTAGAAATGCAAGAGGAAGGGAACTTTGAAAAAGTTAGCAAGACCATTGATGTTTGGTATGAGGGGGTAATGGTTATGGGAACCAACATACTCCTTAAGTGGCAAATGTCTGAAAATATGGCTCGACCTGCATCAGCTTCTCAGGAAGTTTATCCTGAATATATTGCTTCCGCACCAAGAATGTATAAAGGAGCGGTTGAATCTTTAGTTAGGCGTATGATTACGTTTGCAGACTTGATTCAAATTACTCACCTAAAAATGCAACAAGTAATATCTAGGATCGTTCCAGATGGAGTGTTTATTGATGCGGATGGATTAAATGAAGTTGATTTAGGAACAGGGCAAGCGTACAATCCTGAAGATGCATTAAGGATGTTCTTCCAAACAGGTTCTGTTATCGGTAGATCATTTACACAAGATGGAGATTTCAATAATGCAAAAGTTCCTATTCAGCAGTTGAATAGTAATTCTGGTCAAGGAAAAATTCAGAGTTTAGTGGGTACATATAATCACTATATGGCAATGCTTCGCGATGTAACGGGCTTAAATGAAGCAAGAGACGGAGCAACACCTGATTCTTATTCGTTAGTTGGATTACAGAAGCTAGCAGCACTAAGTAGCAACACAGCCACTCGTCATATACTAGATGCGGGATTAGCAATGAGTGAAAGATTATGCACAGCTTTATCTAGTCGTATTGCAGATTTAATTGAGTATTCTGACTTTAGAGAAGAGTTTGTGAATCAGGTTGGAAAATTTAATGTTGGAATTCTTGAAGAAATATCTCAACTATATTTAAGCGACTTTGGGATATTTATTGAAATAGCTCCAGATGAAGAGCAAAGAGCTCAGCTTGAGCAAAATATTCAAATGGCACTATCTAAACAAGACATTAATTTAGAAGACGCTATTGATATTCGTGAGATAAAAAACATTAAGCTAGCTAATCAAATGCTTAAGGTCAGAAGAAAAGCCAAAGAAGATAAGGAGCAACAAGCTCAACAGGTTAAGTCTCAACAGCAAGCTCAAATCAACATGCAGTCTCAGCAAATGGCTGCACAAACAGCAATGCAAAAACTTCAAATGGAGACTCAAGCTCAAATGGAGATTGAGCAGGCTAAAGCTAAATTCTCTGTAGAGAAGATGAAAGGAGAAGCTGCGATTAAGGCCGAGCTTATGCAATTAGAGTTTAATTTGCAAATGGGAATAAAAGAAGCAGAAGCAAAAGCACTTAGGGATAGAGAGTCACAAAGAGAAACAGCAAAATCAAATAGAATATCTCAAGCAAATACAGAACAATCAAAGCTTATTGAGCAGCGTAAAAACAATTTGCCAGCTCTTAGTTTTGAATCAAACGAAGATAGTTTAGATGGTTTTGACTTAGCAGAATTTGAGCCTAGATAGGCTTAAATTTTATAACAAATTATATATTAACTTTGCGTAAAATTAAATAAAATGGAATTAAAAATTAAAGAAGTAACCCCTTTGGAGGAAAAATCTGTACAGGAAGTAGAGGCGAAACTACTTAAAAAACACGAAGAAGAAAACAAAAACTCCGAAAAGGTTGAAAATACCGCTACAGAAATGGCTGTAGAGCCTACTGTAGAACAAAATACCGAGTCTGTCTCGGAAGTTGAAAGTTCAACTATAAAAGACGAAGACGTTCTTTCATATATTAAGAATAGATATAATAAAGATATATCTTCTGTAGATGATTTGTTTACTCAACAAGAGCAAAACGAACCACTACCTGAAGATGTGTCTAAATATTTGGATTTTAAAAAAAATACAGGAAGAGGATTTGAAGATTTTGTGAAAGCAAATCGTGACCTTTCAGGTTTATCTGATGATCAGCTCCTGCGAGAGTATTATTCTATGACTGAATCTGATTTAGATGCTGAAGATATTCAGTATTTAATGGAAGACAAGTTCGGGTATGACGAAGAACTTGATGAGCCAAAAGATATCAAGAAAAAGAATATTGCTAAGAAAAGAGAAATTTCTAAAGCTAAAAAGCATCTAAATGAGCTTAAAGAAACATATAGTATCCCTCTTGAGTCAAGTGGGGATTCTGTTTCTAAGGAGACTTTAGGCGAACTTCAAGCTTACAGAAATTACGTACAACAATCCAAAACCGCTCAAGAGGCGAACCAAAAGAAGAATGAATATTTTTTAAAGCAAACTGATAAAGTTTTTGATTCCGAGTTCAAAGGTTTTGAGTTCAATGTAGGAGATAAAGTAATATCGTATGCATATGGGGATACTCAAGAGATGAGGTCTAAGCAGCTTAGTCTAGATAGTTTTGTAAATAAATTTTTAGGCGAAGATGGATTAATAAGTGACGCTAAGGGGTGGCACTCTGCACTAAGTGCAGCGGTAAATCCTCAAAAGTTTGCTCAGTATTTTTATGAGCAAGGTAAGGCAGATGCTATTGGAGATGTTTCGAGAAAGAGTAAAAACATCAACATGAATATAAGGCAAACGCCTCAAGCAATTGGCGACACAGGATTTAAGGCTAGACCTTTGTCTCAGGATAGTGGTAAAGGATTAAGAATTAGAAGTAAAAAAAAATAAGTTTAAAAATTTAAAAAACATTAGTTATGGCAGTAAATGCAGTACCTGGGTTTGACTTACAACCAAGTTCAGAACAGGTTTTATTACAGACAAACTACATTACCAACTTTGACTTTTTGAATCAGTATCTTCCAGATACTTATGAAAAAGAATTCGAGCGTTATGGTAATCGTACAGTAGCATCATTCTTACGAATGGTAGGCGCTGAAATGCCTTCTAACTCTGACCTTATTAAGTGGGCAGAGCAAGGAAGATTACACACTAAATACACAGACGTTGAGTCGGGAGCAGCAGCGGGATCCGATACAGCCACTCTAACAATTAATGATGTACTTGCACCTGGTACAGGTTCAATTGCTATTAGAGTAGGACAAACAATTATGTTATCTGACAGCACAGCGGCTTCTACAAACAGCAACAAAGCACTTGTTACTGCTGTTGATACAGCAGCAGGAACAATTGACGTAGCTTATTATGAAGCAGCAGGTCAGTCAATGGCTATAAATGTACAATGTTCATTGTTTATCTACGGTTCTGAATTTCAAAAAGGAACTTTCGGTATGCAAGGGCAATTAGAAGCTGATGATTTTATTTTCGAAAATTCACCAATCATCATCAAAGACCACTATGCAGTTAGTGGATCTGACATGGCTCAGATTGGGTGGATTGAAGTTACAACTGAAAACGGAGCTACAGGATTCTTGTGGTATCTAAAATCAGAGCATGAAACAAGACTAAGATTCGAAGACTATCTTGAAACAGCAATGGTCGAAGCAGTTCCTGCCGAAGCCAATTCAGGTGTTGCGGCTATCGCTCAAGGTGTAGCTTCAGGTGTTGGTAACAAAGGTTCTGAAGGATTGTTCTATGTAATTGAAGAAAGAGGAAATGTTTGGAGCGGTGGCAACCCAACAGCTCTTACAGACTTTGATGCTATCATACAAAGATTAGATAAGCAAGGTTCTATTGAAGAAAATGTGCTTTTCGTAAATCGTGAATTTGGATTTGACATTGATGACATGTTAGCTGGATTAAATGGTTACGTAGCAGGTGGAGCTTCTAACGCAGCTTCTTTTGGTCTATTTGACAATGACAAGGAAATGGCTTTAAATTTAGGTTTCTCAGGATTCCGTAGAGGTTATGACTTTTATAAAACAGACTGGAAGTATCTTAATGACCCAACTATGCGTGGTGATATTGTTGGTGGAGCTATTAATGGGGTATTAGTACCTGCAGGTTCTACAACAGTATATGACCAAGTGTTAGGTAAAAACGCTAAGAGACCTTTCTTGCATGTTCGTTATAGAGCGAGTGAAACTGAAGATAGACGTTATAAGACGTGGATTACAGGTTCTGCAGGAGGAGCAGCTACATCGGATCTTGATGCGATGGAAGTTAACTTCTTGTCTGAAAGAGCTTTATGTACTCTAGGTGCTAACAACTTCTTCATCTTTACTAATTAAGAGGTAGATTATAATATGTAGTAGTTACCCTCGTTGAAATGACGAGGGTAGTTATTACTTTTAATAAAATTTAAATTAAATAAAATGAAAAAAAGTAATAAGACATTTGTAGACAAGGTCTACAAACTAACTAAAGAAAAGGCTCCATTGAGCTACACAATTGCTTCTCGACATACCAAGAGAAAATCACTATTATATTTTGACGAATCCACGGGAGTTAATAGGGCAATTCGTTATGCTAAAAATCAAAGAAGTATTTTTGAAGAAGAGCAAGACGGAAATGTAATATTAGAACCGATTATCTTTGAAGATGGATTCTTAAGAGTTTCTAAGCAAAATCAAATACTTCAAGAGTTTTTAGCTTTTCATCCTGCAAACGGAAAAGAGTTTGTAGAGGTGGATAAGGAAGCTGATGCTTCTGTTGAGGTTGAAAAATTAGATTTGGCACTAGATGCTCAGATGTTGGCAAAAGATTTAGATGTTGAGATGCTAGAAACTATTGCAAGAGTTGTAATAGGATTGAATATTGAAAAAATGACTTCAGCAGAACTAAAAAGAGATGTTAGGGTTTTTGCGAAAAGATACCCTGATGAGTTTATGGAGTCAATCAATGATCCATTACTTTCACTACAGAACAAGTGTTCTAAATTCTTTGGCGAAGGTTTACTTGTTTTGAAAAACAAAAAAGATGTTTATTATAACTTAAAAGGAAATAAAAACAAGTTGTTGACAGTTCCTTATGGAGAAGATCCATTGTTTATTTTAGCATCGTTTTTGCAAAGCGATGAAGGGCTAGAAGTCCTAAGAATATTAGAATCTAAATTAGATTAGTCAAAGAGGCCTCAAAAAAAAGAGGCCTCTTTTTTTTTCGTATCTTTGTACAAAGAAAAATAGAGCAGAATGTCGTTAATCAATACAGTCAGAGCTACTGTGCTTTCCATTGCAAATAAGAATAATTTTGGATATATCACTCCTAATGATTTTAACTTATATGCAAAACAAGCTCAGCTAGATTTATTTGAAGATTACTTTTATCAATATAATAGTTGGAATGTCAAGCAGAATGTTAGACAGTCTGGAACAGGTTATGCAGATATTGTAAAAGGATTAGAAGAGGTTGTAGATAGTTTTTCATCAACAAAAGCTTTGTTCAATTCTTCATTAAATTTATTTGACTTACCTGAAGATTATTATTTGATTAACAAGATAAACTACTATCCTACCCTAGTTGATTCAGGATTAGTAGATTCAGTAACGCCTCCCGCGTCTACAACACTTACAGACACCACGGCCACTTTTTCCAGTTCAGGCGTACAAGCAGGAGATGTTATTTCAAACCTAACCACAGGAGAGTTTGGGTATGTACAGCAGGTAATTAGTCAAACCGCTTTAGTTGGAACGCAAATATGGGATTTAGGAAATAAATATGCAATTGTAAAAAATAGCGCAATGAGAGAAATTGAAAGAGTTTCTCAAAACAAGATATTCTATTTAAACGCATCTCACTTAACTCAGCCAAGCAAACTATACCCTGCTTACGTATTGGGTGGGGCTACAGCATCTCTATATGGAAATACCATTACAGTATACCCAGACAGCATTAACACGGTAGGAACGGTTATTAGTCAATACATAAGGTATCCAAAAGATCCCAATTGGACATATGTTCAGTTGCCTGGAGGAGAGCCTTCGTTTGAAGAAACGGCTGCTGACTATCAGGATTTTGAATTACCAAAATCAGACGAAACGAATTTGATAAATAAAATCCTTCAGTATGCAGGCGTATCCATAAGAGATACTATAGTTGCGCAATTTGGAAAGGCAGAAGAAACTGAAGCTAATAATCAAGAAGGACAATAATTATGGCATTTTTAACAGAGTATCAATATTACGAAAACAACGGAAACCTTCCTGAGGATGAGAATTGGGGTTCATATCAATACATGACTTTAGATGATATTGTAACCAATTTTATGCTCATGTATGTAGGTAATGATAAATTGATAAACAATGTTGAAAGATACAATGTGTTGTTTCATGCAAAAAGAGCTATTCAAGAATTGAACTATGATTCAATGAAGGAAATTAAGGTTTTAGAGCTAGAGGTTTGCGACACACTAAGATACGTTCTTCCGCATGATTATGTTAATTGGGTGAGATTATCATTGTATAAAAATGGTACGCTTATGCCACTTACAGAAAATATTCAAACAAATTGGAGCGATGCTTATTTGCAAGACAACAATTGTAGAATTTTATTTGATCACGATGGAAATATACTAAAACCATCAACATCAACGGTTGATTTACAAAGAATTACAGGTGGAAAGAAAAGTATTTACTTAAACAGTCAAAGTCCTTATAATAATCAAGAAGGATATTTTTACAATGGACTTTGGTATTTTGAATACCCTGTTGGAGGAAGATATGGGTTAAACACAGAAACAGCAAATCAAAATCCTACGTTTAAAATAAATAAAGCGAGCGGAGTTATTAATTTTAGCTCTGATATGGCAAATGAACTATGCGTTCTTGAATATGTTTCTGATGGAATGGAAAAAGGCGATGCCTCAAAGATTAGTGTAAATAAATTATTTGAAGAATTTATATACGCCTATATCAAGTACGTAATCTTAAACAGCAAAATAGGTGTTCAGGAGTTTATTATAAATAGGGTTAGAAAAGAAAAATCAGCCCTTTTAAGGAATGCAAAATTAAGATTGAGTAATATACACCCTGGACGATTATTAATGAATCTAAGGGGCCAAAATAAATGGATAAAGTAATATGCCTAAGATTCAAAAGAATTTTATACAAGGACGCATGAATAAAAGCGTTGATGAGCGCCTTGTTCCACAAGGTGAATACATTGATGCTTTAAATGTTCGGTTAGGGTCAACTGAAGGCACGGAAATAGGTGCTGTAGAAAACTCTAAGGGTAATGAATTATTGGTTCAAGTTTTATTTCAAAACGCACAACTAAGCAATCAAGCGAAATGCATTGGAGCTTACGAAGATGGAGCAAACGAAACCATATATTGGTTTATTCATGACGAAAACAATCTTAATTCATCTACGGGAAAAGTAGATTTGATTGTATCATACAACGTAAGAAATTTCGCCTTAACATACCATGTTATTTCGACATCAATTTTGAACTTTGATAAGGATTATTTGATTAATGGTTTAAATTTAATTGGTGATTTATTGTTTTTTACAGATAATCTAAATCCACCAAGAAAGATAAACATAACAAGAAGTTATTTACAGCCTGATGTTAATACGACAGTTGATCAAATTACAGAACAGGATATAGGCGTTATTTTAGCGCCACCACTTAACGCTCCTACAATTCAACAATTTAAAGTCGGAGGAGGGGAAAACTACATGGAAGAAATTTTGATAAGCTTTGCTTATAGATGGCAATATGAGGACGGAGAATACTCCGCTATGTCTCCATTTAGTGAGTATGCATTCACCCCAGGTCCTTTTAATTTTGATTATTCGAATTACAATCAAGAGGGTATGAGGAATATCTTCAATAGCGTTTCAATTAATTTTGAAACAGGTGGAAGAAATGTAAAAGACATTGACGTAATTTTTAAATTTAGCACAAGTCAAAGTGTAAATGTCATTGAGAGGTTTAATAAAGTAAATGAAGGATGGCTAGACAATGTTGAGCAGTCTATTACATTTACAAACAAAAAAATATATACTACTCTTCCCGAAGAGCAATTGCTTAGATTATATGACAACGTTCCTTTAAAAGCACAAGCACAAACCATTATGGGTAATAGGCTTATGTATGGAAACTATGTAGATGGATATGATATTGTTAATGAGAACGGAGCTGATATTTACTTGGATTATGACTTAGAGTTAATTAGTGAATCATTGTCTGCTGATGAAATAACAGGAAGTTTATCTAATTTTACATATAGCATAGATGGTTCTAACTCAGTTAATAACGCTACCGCAACTATTGATTTTGGAGGAGATAATATAATATTAGAAGAAGGCGCTCAAATAGGTGTTGACTTTTCATTTATTAGCGCAGGATTCACAGGAGACCCCTCATATCCAGATGGTAGTGAGCCTGAAAATGAATTTGTAGAAACTTTTCTATTTGTTTTACAGCAAGATTATTCTAGTGTTTATGAAATGGCAATTAGCCCAGAGTTTATAGCAGCTGTACAAGAGTTTGTTCCTATTGCAGACAACCCGTGTATAGGGAATCCTGCGGGAACGGGTGACGAGGGAACGTCTCTTACAGATGTATTTGTTTGTGGCGCAGTAGCTAAAAGCGGATTTTCAAAAGTTGGTTTTGGTCTAACCTCTAGTCCTCAAGGAATATTGATTGGCGCTTCTCAGGGAAGTACAGAAATAAGCTTTACTTTACCTGCTATTAAATTTCAAGAATTTGACCAAACAGTAACACCTCCTGTTGCCGTTGTTCCAGAAGTAATTGCTTATGAATATTTGCAATGCGTAAGTGCGACAGGCTTATATTCTCAAAGTTCTTCAAAAGAGTCTTTACACAGCAACAGAGATTATGAAGTAGGAGTTGTATATATGGATGAATATGGTAGATCATCAACTGCTTTAGTTGATACAGATAACACCGTATTTGTTCCATGTAATAAATCAATAGAAAAAAATAACATTAGGGTAACAATGAATAGCTACCCTCCTTATTGGGCAACTAAATATAAGTTTGTTATAAAGGAATCAAAGGGGCTATACCGAACGATTTATAGTAATATATTTTTCAGAGAAGAAGAGACAGGTGATGCATATTACTTATTAGATGGAGATAATAGAGATAAAGTAAAAGACAACTCTATTTTATACATTAAATCAGACACCAATGGCCCTGTTTTAAATTGCGCATCTACTAAGGTTTTAGGTTTTGGATCTGAAGCTGAAGATTTTTTATGTAAAAAAAATGCAGATGGTGATGTAATTGAAGGAACATGTGGTCAGCCAACAGGCACATACATGAGGTTAAAGCCTTCTAATTTTGCGGCTAACAAACCTCCTAATTCTTTTGTAGAAAGAAGAGGTAGTGGTGGAGATAATTATCCTGTCGTTGCGGTTAGTGTTTCTTTTGAAAATCCCGATGCTGTAGGCGGAGGGGATGAATTTATAGATATAGATATTCCTGCGGGATCTTTGATTAATATAAAGTTTGACGCAAAAAGAAGACGTAGAGGAAGCAGGTGTGGTAGTAGAGAATATGTTTATGATAAAAATTTTGTTGCCTCCACAGACTATGCTAATTTACATTCTTTTATTGTAGGAGACAGGATTGACCTTACAAGTGGAATTACTTCTGGAAGTGATGACACTATAAATGTAGTAAACCAATATGATGATATAAAAGGTTTTGCAGATTACTCTGTTAGAGGTAGTGGTGGACAAAGCTATGTTGGTTTTCAAAGGCAAGACGCTAATAGTGCAGATGGAAGACCAAATAATAATAACTTGTTCTTTTGGTGGTCTCCAGGTACTCCTAAATGTAGCTCACCTGACAAGAGGGGGTCATATGCGGGCGTAAACATACAAATTGAAAGAGCGTCTAGTTTAACTGTTTTTGAAACAGAGCCATTAGAGGCAAATGATGAATTGTATTATGAAAACAATCAGACATTTGATATTGAAAATGGATATCATATGTCAGGAACAGGTGATTTTGATCAAGATCAAAGCGCTTCTTTGCCTGCTGTGGTTGATTTATCGTTTTTTAATTGCTACACATTTGGCAATGGCGTAGAAGAAAACTTTGTTTTGTCAGGACTAACAAAGCCATATATACAATTAGGAGAAAAAGTTACCTCAGTATCTGAGGAACAATATAAGCAAGCAAATAGATTTGCCGATATTACTTATAGTGGCGTGTTTAATCAAGAAACAAACTTAAACAAGCTAAATCAGTTTAATCTTGCTTTGTCAAACTTTAAAACTCTAGAAACAGCTTACGGGTCTATAAGAAAGATGCATGCTAGACAAACCGATATACTTACCCTGCAAGAGGATAAAATATCTTATGTTTTAGTTGGAAAAAACCTTTTGTCTGATGCAGCTGCAGGTGGAGCAATTACCTCTGTTCCAGAGGTTTTAGGAACTCAATTGGCTAGAATAGAAGAGTATGGAATTAGTAATAACCCTGAAAGCTTTACATCATATGGATATGATGTTTTCTTTACAGATGCTAAAAGAAGTTCTGTAATACAGCTTAAGGGTGGTAGCGCAAAAACAGATCAGCTAGGAGTAATATCTGAAGTAGGTATGCGCTCATGGTTTAGGGATTTATTTACATCTTCTTTTGAGACTCAAAAGTTGGGTGGATTTGATCCATACATGAACGAATATGTTTTAAGTTCTAACACATCAGTAATTCCACAACCGCCAATTGAAAGAGTTTGTGGATATACGTTGTCCTTGCAAGGCACTTTCAACCCCTATGAAATTGCCGTCAACTTAACAACCATTATTGGAGATGTTCAGTTTGATTACAATGTTACGGGTCAAGTAAATATAGCTATAGAGTACAATGGAATTGAGGTTGTAAATCAGGATGTATCGGGAGTAGGTTTTGTGACTTTTACAAAAAATCAAAACAACCCAACAAATGCCAATGTTGTTATAACTCCATTAGAGGAGTCTACATATGTTATTGATTTCAATTGTCCTCAAGCAGAAACTATAACGGTAAAAGAAATTGTTATAAACTTTTCAGGAGATGCAAGTCTTACTACAACAACAAGATACAGGTGGCAACTTGGCGTAGATACGAGTCCATATAGCACAAACGTAGTGGTATTAGAAGAAGACGGAGTTTCATTATTTAGTCAATCAACAGGTCAATCTTCATTTGGAGCTTTACCACCAGAAGGAGCAACTGTTATAATGGAAAGTAGACAAAATCCAGGGCAAACGTATGAGTTTGATTCAAGCACAGATAAGTTTAAATACTTTGCTTCAAATTCAAACTTTAACGAAGTAGATATACCTGCATTGCTGCCATTCCTTAATACAGCTACACCAATAACAGGAGGGCCTGAAAACTATCAAGCATCTTTTAACTACACTTCAGCTAAAGATTATTTGTATTTGGTTTGGGATTTAAGAGAGCCAACTCCTATAACTTTGTGTTATGACGATTCAAGTCCAACAGACGCATGTTGTGATTGCACTCCCCCTGCAACTTTTGAATTGCTACAATGTTTAGCTCCAGGTTCAGGGTTAACTCCTTCCACGGAATATGCAACAGGTCCTATGGAAGTTGGAGATATTGTTTTGGCTCAGTCTTTTGGAGAAGGTGTGGATACTTGTCATTATTCAGTTCAAGCCGAGGCTCCAGGACAAACAGATACAGTTACATTTATACAGGTTTCATCTGCAGCTGATTGTACTGAAATTGCAAATCAATATACAGTAACTAACACAGGTGGAGGAAACGAAACGGTTTCTTACTTTGATTGTGATGGAATTGCTGATAGCGAGGTTATTGGGCCAGGGGCTTTTGCCGTAATATCCGCTACTGAATTTACTTCAGTTCCCGCAGCTTTAAATATTACATTTAATTCATGTGGTTGTGGAGTAACAGAGCCTGAATTTTTGGGAAGCACAGACTCTCAGCCAAGCGCAACAGAAATATGCTGTAATGAATTAACAGGAACGACAGAATACACTCATGACGGAAATCCACTATTAACATACCCTGAGGTTGGAGATATTGTTTCAAACAATCAAACAGGAGCTAGTCTTAGCGCAGGGTTTTATGCACTTGGGGCTGATGGAAATAGAATAGGATATATGGAAATAGGGGCATCTTCAAATGTCTTGAGTATTGATATTTCAGGATGTGAAAGCACTACTATAACTTTAACGGTTCAAAACAACATTACAGGAGATGCAGCGGGATACACAATTGGAGGTGATGCTTCAGGAACTGTTAAAACAGCTGTACCAGGTGCAGTATCAACATTCACATCAAGTGTTACTTTAGCGCCTAATTACAGCTTTTCATCTGCTCCTGTGTTTTCATGGGCAGGCAATCCTGATTTTAATAATCCATCAAACGAGGACTTTACTCACGGATATTGTGATGAGACTAAGGTGTTGATTATTACAGCTACAGTTACACAAAACGCACCCCCTCCATCATATTCAGTATTTATATATACTCAAGAGGGTCCTGCAATTAGCACTTGTGATGCGATAGGAAATAATGCGATTGGATTTACTACTGAGTACTTTTTTGCTCAGACACCCAACAATTCACCAGCACACCCATATTTTAACGATAGGTTATACCTGTCTGAATATTTGACAGGAACTGAGCTTCCTGATGGATGGTGGACTTACACAAACGTAGGTGGTAATCCCTCGGGATTAGCTCTTGAATATGATCAAAGCGCTACAGGGGTAGTATCCCTAACGTCAGGAACACCACAATGTCAATTTTTTACTTTCGGTATCGCTCCTGCATCAGTAAATGGATGTAGCACGGGTTGCTCAACAAGCGGATGCTGTTTTAGCGAAGATTGGAAAGACAACAATAACGTAGTTCCATTTGTGTCGGGTACTGCAGCGTGTAATGCAAAAAACACATTTCCTTATCCGACATACTATATTTCTTACTACTATAGTTTCAATCAACAGGCAGGAAATCCATCAACAGGAACTAAAATATATACAAGCAAAGCAATTGATTCCCCATTAAGAGAGATACCTACAGGTTGGTATTTGAAGAGCGGAAACAATAATGCTTTTTATTATGATCAAGCAACGGGGTGGAATGCTAATATATTCTTCTGTCCTTAAAAATTAAATTATGAGTTTATTAAATAAATATATTGATTCATCAGATTTTTTAACAGCAACAGCTGTTTATGACGATGCCAACTTACTGACAAAATCTGCAGACGGATACTATCAGAGCAATGATACATACAGGTATCAATTAAATGGAGAACTAGGACCTTCGTTTATTTGTGAGCAATGTGGTATACCTTGTGGAGGAACAATAAGTCCTCCTTCGGGTGCAACAGGGCTTTATCAATTACAATTTAACGCAGGTACAGATGAAAATGATACAGGAGCTATTTCAATATATTTTAATCCCGCTAGTATACCAGATGGGATTAGGGTGTTTTATGACGGAGTATTCTACAACAGAGTTTCATCTCCTGATGATGGAAACATACAATCCACAAGTGGAGTTGCAGATGCATTTACAATATTAGGAAGCCCCACAAATACATGCGTTCCTAACACTCCGAACACAAGCAACTATGCTTTTTTCGATGGGTTTGATGGAACAGGTTGGTTGCCTGGAAGCCCAACGCCTCAATCAGTAACTATAAATAGCGGAGATGATGTTAGAGGTGGACAAAGTCAGGATAACTTGTTAATCGTTCCTAAACCCAACAGACTACCAGGTCTTGTAACTATTCAAGTATTAGGCCCCTGTGCCGATACTGCTTGGGGTATAAATGTTCGATGTCCTGCTGCTTTGCCTTCATTTGAAGCTAGGGGTATAGGCGCAGGTAATATTTGTCAGGCCACAAATACTACCTTGTATTTTGGTAGATTTATAAATGAAACAAATCCCTATCCAATAGTTAACAATCCTGTCTTTTTAGATCATGATGGAGTAAGCAGAGCAACTGATCAAAACTATATAATGGATAACAATCAAGTAATAACAGTAACACAAGGGGTTGTGAGCAGTATACAAAATTGTGTAGGCCCTTAAAAAAAAACATATGGCAGCAGAACTTAATTATACTTTAACATACAGCGAATCTGTAAAAGGGTGGCCTTCTTTTTACAGCTATTACCCTGATTTTATATTGGCCATGAATCAGTATCTTTATACATTTAAGGGTGGTAATCTTTATAGACACAATACAGGCGATGTTAGAAATCAATACTATGGTGTAAACTACCCATCTACGCTTACAGGTGTATTTAATCAAGAGCCTACAACTGTAAAAGTTTTCAAGACCATTGAGCTTGAAAGTGATGATTCATGGGATATTAACTTGACAACAGATCTTGGTGCAGGATTCATGTCAAATACTGATTTTGTAGAAAAAGAAGGTAGCTACTTTGCGTATATTAAAAGAATAACAGGTTCTAAAAACCTATCCCTAAGATCAACTCAGGGTGTCGGTAGAAACCTTAATTCAACAGGCATTTCTCCAAACCTAATAACTATTGAGTTTTCTTCAAAAGTAACTTCAATGATTTCAATTGGAGACGATGTTTATTATAGTAATTTTGTAGGACCTAATCCAAATGACTTTTCAGATCCCATAGAGATAGGGCCTATAACTGAAATATCAAGTGACAGAAAGACTATTGTGGTAAATCCAACTGCATTAACACCAGGTCAACAAGTGCCTGTTCAAGCTTATATATTAGCGTTAAAAGACCCTGTTGCTGAATCTTATGGTGCAACTGGATACTTTATGGAGTTCAAGATAACAAACAATAATACAGACGCAGTAGAACTATTTACTGTCGATTCAGAAGTCTTCAAAAGTAATCCTTAGTTTTTTGTATCTTTGCGCAAATGGAATTTACTATAAGAAAATTAAATAATAAAGATTATGAAACCATTTTGCTAAAGTGGTGGAAAGATTGGAGATGGACACCCGTCCCCCAAGATTTTCTTCCAGATAACGGCAAAGGCGGATTTATAGTTTACGACAAAGACACACCTGTTTGCGCAGGTTTTATGTATGTAACTAACTCAAAAGTAGGTTGGTGCGATTGGATTATATCCAACATAGAATACAAAAACAGGAAGAAAAGAAAAAAAGCGTTGTCGTATTTAGTTCAAACACTAAGTCACACGCTAAAGTTAAGTGGATGCAAATATGGATATGCATTACTAAAACACGAATCTTTAATAGAGGTGTATGAAGGTAATGGATATATAAAAGCAGATGCTTATAACGCAGAAATGATGAAATTATTATAATATGGCAGCATTTACAACAATAGCAGCAGCAACAGTAGCGGTAGGCGGTTCGGCAGCTAAAGGTTTTTTGGCGGGAGATGCAGCAAAAGTTGCAGCCCGTGAGGCAGGTCGTCTCGAAATAAAACAAGAACAATTACAGCAAGAATCTGTTGCTCGATTAGAACAAAACTTTTATGATGCAATAAGGGCTACTACTGACATTTACGACAAGCAACTTCAATTAGCAAACGTACAGGGATCTCAATTACTTGAGGCAGCTCAAGAAGGAGACCAAAGAGGCGTTGCGGCAACTGCAGGAAAAGTAAAGCAAGTTCAAGATGTGGGAACAGGTGCAATTGCAGACAAGATGGCTATGCAAAAGCTTAATATTGACATGAAAAGAGCTCAAGCAGATGAAACAGATGCAGCTCGAATAGCAGCTCTGATGGATGATAGAGCAGCAGCAGCAGGATTAGAAGCAAAAGCAAAAAGATCTGAAGCAGATCAATTAAGCGCAGCCTCTACGGGAGCTTTTATTGATGCAGGAGTAAGTGCTTTGTCAGCAGCAGCTGGAGCGTTTGGGGGCGCAGAAGGCAGGGCTGTAGATTCTTTAGTAGGATCTGGAGAGGCAGCAAGTAAGACAGATGCCTTAAAAATGCTTGGAGACGGTGTTCTTTCTAATAAGGATTTAAGACAAGTAGCTAAATCAGGAACAACGAGTGGTCTTGCTTCAGCAGCGGGATCTGATGTAGGTGCTTTGCCTGTAGGGGTTACTCCCGATCAACCTTCTTTTAATTTTCAACTTCCAGGTCAAGAACCTCAAATTATTGGTGCGGGATTAGGAGATTCATTAAAAAACCTAGGGCAGCAAGCTAAAAACTTAGTAAACTTTCAAAACACAGGAAGTGTTGGCGGAGACCAACAATTAGCAGATCCAAACAACCTTGCTAATCTTTTTGGAACGTTAGATAACCCATTGGATTTAGGTGAGCTTTTTAAAAACTTTAAATTTGATGGAACTCAATAACAAATAAAATATGAGTAACGCATTACAATCAACAATGGCTGCGGTTACCGCAGGTTTTATAGGAAAAAATCCTTTAGAAGGCAAGTTAGCGGCTATTGACAAAGGTATTAAAGGTGTTCAGGATTGGAAAGCCAATATTGACAAGCAACGCCTTGAATTAAAGCAAACTACCGCTAAACAAATTCGAGAAGCTGAACTGAAGGTTTACGAAAACATGCCTTCCGATGAAACTGCTCAGGCAAAGGTTTTAGAAGGTTTAGCGAAGTACAAAGATCAAATGCTTATTAATGAGAGGTTGGTTCGTAATGGATCAGTTCCTCCTCAGGAAAACTTAATCTTTTTTGAAAACGGAAAACAAAGCTTTGATATATTTGCTCAAAACGTAGCTAGTTACGACGAAGAGCTTGAGCTAACAAAGAAAAGAGCTCAAGGGTATACAGATCCCACGACAGGTGAGTTTGTGAAGCCAACTTCAGGAGAGTTAGAATCTGCAATGCAGAAAATTCAAACAGCTATTGGAACATTATCAGGTATAGACATAAACTTTAGTGAAAGGGGAATGGGTCAAATAGACTTTTTCCAAATGGAAGTAGATCCAAAAACTCACACATATAGACCAAAAGTTGATGAAAACGGAAACAAAATTCCTATCAAAGGTCAAAGCAACATGAGTGTTCTTGCTTTAAAACACAAAGCGAATGGTCGTGCTGATAGAGTTAATGTTAGTGGCTTAACAGAGACTTTTACTAAAAAAGGTTTAGCTAGTACATATGATGTTATGGCAACAGAAGGACTAATGGTTGGAAATGTTATTACTGATCTTAGAAACAACCCAGATCGAGCAAGTATTCTTAATAACGCTGTAGCAGCTGACTCTTCAGGAATACAGCAAGTCGCAAGTATACTTAGCAAAGATAATGGTATACCAACAGAATATGTGCCATTTAACGAATGGGATATGCTGAGTGACGCAGATAAAAATGAAACAATTGAGATAACTGTTCTTGATGAAAACATGGAGGAAAAATCCGTTAATGTTAAAAAATACGTCAGAGTAGCAGCAGCAAATGAAAATAATGCCATTGTTCCTGAAATGGATGAAGACCAAATAAACGCAGCTCAGGGTTATTTGCGTAAAAGCTATGCAGACGCGCTTCAAAGAAAAATATCTAAAGGAACTAAAAGAAGTGAGTTTGATCAAAATACCCCTCAAAAAAGAGGCGGTAGTCAAAGTGATATTGATAAAGGAACTAGAACAATTGCTGCGCTTAACAACCTTAGGGGAGCAACAACGAAACAAGATATGGAATTGGCGATTCAAGAGCTTCAAGGAATATCTGGTTTAAGTTATTCTGATATTAGCGAAACAACACAAACCGTATCTGTTCCTAATGGAAAAGGAGGTTTTACAGAAGAGGAAGTAGTTACTGCTGTAAATCTTAATTTAGGAGGTCAAATCATACCTGTGGAGTTTGGTGAGGTTGTCCAAGATGGGCAAGGAAGAAATGTGTTTAAGCAAAGTAGTGGTGAGGATTTTGTGAAAGCCAACTACGAATACTTTAACAAGGGTGGTGTTTCTGCAGATATAGGGTTTGACGAGTTCAAAAAACGAGGAAACACTCTATTTGAAGACGTATCTCAACCAGGCGAAGGAGCTAGAACAAGAACATACAAACAAACTAAAAACGTAACTCTTTCAGGTGAATATAATCTTGGTGGAAGTAAAACAAGTTTAAGTACTCAATTAACAAATGCTTTTGATAAAGCTGATACAGCTTCTTACGGAGGTCAAAATATGTCAGTTTTAGTAGGCGGTGTAGAAGCTGCAATAGGAAGTTCTTATGATGCAATGGGATTGTCATTACCTCAAGGATTTGATGTTACAGCTAGTGATAACGATTTAATAATAAGCGCTATAGACGCAGAAGGAATCACAGTAAAAGAAACAATCTCGGATATTGGAAACGCATCGGATGATGGTGATTCGATACTTCAGGGAGGAGTTCAGTCGTTTCTGAATAAAATGAATCAATAATATGAATAAGTACAAAACTCCTGCGGGAAATACATATTCTGAAGATGAATTGAGAGCTAAGTATGGTGATCAGTTTGATTCTTTGGTTGCTGACGGAACTTTGGTTTTAGTTGGCTCAGATGAAAAAAAAAATCCAAGCGACACCTCAGATTCAGATTTGGAAGTGGAAGTTACGGAATCTACTACAGAAACGGAAGAACAACCTGGCTCTTCGGATTCTTTAAATCCAATACTAGCAAATAAGAACTCTTTATTTACCACTCCTGTTGGAAATACTTACAAACAAGAGGAGTTGTTAAAAAAGTATGGAAACGACTTTTACAATTTAGTAAATGACGGAACACTTACACTATCAGAAAACCAACCTGAAGAAAATGTTCTTGTAGAAGAGGAGGATACTTTTGATCCAAACTCAGAAGAAGTTCAAAATCAATTAATTGTAGGAAACAAAAACTTAGAGCTTCTAAACTCAGTTGGATACATTGAGGCTAATGAAGATAGCCCTCTTATGGGGATAGCAGAAAATCTTAATTTAATGGCAGAGCTTCCGCCTTGGCAACAAGAAATGATGGCTAATAAAGAAAAGTCATATAGAGTTAAAGATAAAAATGGAGAGTTTGTTTTTAAAAAAGCATCAGAGCTTCCAGAAGAAGTGGTCGAAGCAATTGAGTTTTACAAAAAAAAGACAGATGAGCCATTACTTCAAAAAACAGGCTTTGGCTATACAAACTCAAAACGAGCTGAAACGCAGCTTACAGAAGATGAAAAACAGGACGAGGGAGGAATTGACGAAACTATATTTCAAGCAGCCAACGTAAACAAAGAAGATTACTTAAAGTGGAAAAAAAACAACACAAGAAAGGATTCTGCGGGGTATAGATTTTTCAAAACACTAATGACAAGTGATGAGGGCGATCAGTATGAAAAAGAAAAGCAACAGTACGAAAGAATACAGAGCTATAAAGCCTCTCTTTTAAATGATGTTACAGTAGATTTATCAAGAATTGATTCTGCGTTAGCTCTTGCTACAGATCCAAACGAAATAAAAGAACTAAAGTCTCAAAGAAAAGGACTAGAAGAGTCTTTTTTGAACACAGCTATTGAGATGCAGGGTGTCGCAGATTTATTCCCTAAGTATAAAAAATATGAAGTAGATAGAGATTTAGAAGTAAGAAGAGAGCTTTACAATGCAGTTAGAGAAGGTGGTGGAGAAGAAGCAAGCGTTGGTTTAAAGACCATAGAGAAAGTTGTTGGTAGCACTATATCTAATTTTGCCGCGGATTTTTTTGCATCTATACCTGAGTTTTTTGATCAAAGATTGTATCAAAAAGGTTACGAAAAAAAGGGAATATTAAAAGGTTTATCTGAAATGCTTTCAGATTCTGCTGATCATATAGATATGGAAGGGTTAGCGCCCGTAAGCAGAAGAACCTTTCAGCAAGGAAAACCTGTATTATACAAAGGAGAAGAATATATTGTAGATAAAAATGGACAAGTATTTGACGGAAAAACAAATGTACTTGTTAATGACATACTTAATCCAAAAGAGGTATCCGACATAATAGTAAGGTCAAAAGACGTAACAGAAGAGGTTGCAAATTGGACAGCAGGATCTTTATTACAAGGTTCCACTCAAATGATAACAAATCTTTATGCCTTAATTAAAGCGGGGGGAAAGACAACTAAAGCATTGGGATTAAAGGGCCCTAGAGCAGGAGCTTTTGGTATGGGTATATCTTCATATGCAAGTAGCCTTACGGGTAGTGTAGAGGATGTTAGAAGCCAATTGGTTGCTTCGGGAATGTCTGAAGATGAGGCCACAGATATAGCTATTAACGCAGGGAATGCAATTGC